GACGGTGCGCGCGGCGCGGTCGACGCTGGCCGGCGCGGTGATGGCGCGCTGCGCGACGAGCGGAACGTCCGCCGCGGTGGGCGCAGCAGCAGGCTCCGGCGCGGCATCGCTGCCGCCCGGTTCGATGGGTTCGGTCATGCTCATGTGTGGACGGCCCCCTCGATGCAAGGGCGTCGTGGGTGTGATGGCGCCGCGGTCGGGTGCGGTCATGTGTCCGGCCTATCTGTGCGGTGCGCATGACCGCTGGCCTTGATGAAGTCCGCGGATCGGCTCTCAATCAGCCCTTCGCGCTTGATGACGCTTTGAGCATGCCGGTTTTTGCCAATCCCCGGTCTCGACCGGTTTTACCATCACTCCGCTTCGCCCCTACGCCCCCGCCAGTCGCGGCGCCCCCGGCGGGGAAGCTCCCGGCGCCCTTAGGCCGCCGCCGCAGCCGCGGCGGGCACCTTCGGCGCCCGATAAGCCTCGCCGTTGCGCAGCATGGCCCAAATCACCCGGGCGGTCTTGTTCGCCAGAGCGATGGCCACGACCTTCGTCGGTCGGCGCTCCAGCAGTCGCGCCAGCCAGCTGCCGGCCCCCTGCGCTCGCTTGCTGCGGATCATCGTGATCGCGCTGATGAACAGCAGGCGGCGCAAGTAGGTATTCCCGGCCTTGGAGATCCCGCCCTGCCTGGCCTTGCCGCCGCTGCTGTTCTGCCGTGGCGTTAGCCCCCAGGCTGCCGAGAGATGCCGGCTGGAGCTGAAGTTCGAGGCATCGCCGATCGTCGCGACCACCGCCGAGGCCGTGATCGGCCCGACGCCGGGGATCTGTGCCAGCCGCTTGCTGGCTTCACTGCCCTTGTGCCACTCGACGATCAGCGCCTCGAGCTGGTCGATCTGCGTCTCCACTGCCTCGATCTGGGCAGCGAGACAGCGCAGCGATGCCCGAGCCAGCGGGGGGATCTTGGTGTTCTCCACCCCGACCAACTCCGCCAGCAGATCGGCGACGCGGTGGACGCCCTTGGCGGCGATGATGCCGAATTCGGCGAGGTGGCCACGGAGCGCGTTCACCAGCGCCGTGCGTTGCCCGACCAGCAGCTCCCGGGCGCGGTGCATCATCAGCGCCGCCTGCTGCTCGTGCGTCTTGATCGGCACGAAGTGCATGGTGGGCCGCGTGACCGCCTCGCAGATCGCTTCGGCATCGGCGGCGTCGGTCTTGCCGCGCTTGACGTAAGCCTTCACGTAGGTGGGCGGCAGCAGCTTCACCTCGTGCCCGAGCGCGGCGATCTCGCGCGCCCAGTAATGACCGGTGCCACACGCTTCAATGCCCACAAGCGCCTTGGGCTGCGCTTCGAAAAACCGGAGCACCTCGCCGCGGCTCAGCTTGCGGCGCACCACGACCTGGCCGGCGGCGTCGACCCCATGCACCTGGAAGAAGTTCTTGGCGATGTCGAGGCCGATGGTGACTGGGACAGCCTTTGCAGTAGTCTTCATGGTGGACGGCTCCTTTCGCTCGATGCCTCACAGCTCCGAGCGTGGCACACAGATGCCGCTCAGGGGCCGTCCACCTCATCAGCCCTGTGCTGGAGTCTCGCGGAGTGGCGCCGCAGCGCCGGTGGCGGCGATCTCGACCGCGGCCATCTGCGCGGCGTCCTGGGCGGCGCCGGACTTGGCGACCCGACGCGGGTCGGTGTCGAGCGCGAGGCCGGCGTCATCCAGCAGCGCGTTGGCCTCGCGGATCATTTCCACCGCCGCGCGGAAGTCGTAGCCGAAGGCACCGGCCGCCTCCGGCTGCGGCACGAAGCCCGCCCGCACCTGGGCGATCAGCGCGGTGGTGTCCTTGAGCGGGTCGATCATCTCGTGCGCCGGCGGGACGTGGCTGACGCCGTCCGGCATCTCGGCGCCCCACAGCCCGAGCAGCGCGCCCTGGGCGTGGAAGCGGTCCGCGATGGGCCGCACCAGCATCGGGATGAGCATCCCGTACTGGACCTGCTCGCAGAGGCGGCGGAACTCGATCTTGCCGGCGCGGAGTGAGGAGTAGTTCGCCTGGGTGAGGTCGCCGGAGACCTGGTCGTAGGTGAGGCCGGCGCCGACCGCCGCCGCCTCCAGCGCGCGGCGGGCAAAGGCCGCGTGCGATCCGCCCCCGCTCGGGTTCACCACCTCCACGCTGCCCATGCCGCGGCGGTAGAGGATCATCCCCGGCTCGAAGCTCTCGACCGCGCGGCCCTGGGCGTCCCGCAGCAGGCCCGCCGCCGCGCCGGTCAGCGCCTCCTCGCCCTCCTCGGTGACCACCGCCGCCAGGCAGGCCTCGATCTTGGCCTTCATCAGCAGGGCGGCCTCGTAGTCGCCGAGGTCGCGGAGCCGCAGCAGCACCGGGGCGAGCCAGGAGACGTCGCGGAGTTGGCCGGGACGGCGCTTGCGGTAGATGTGCAGCACCTCGCTCGCCGCGATGCGCTGGCTGTCCTGCCAGGTCCCGCCGGGCAGGATCCCGGCGGCGCCGGGATGCACGCGGTGCAGCCAGTAGCCGACCGGCTCGCCGGCCTCGCCGAGGGCGATGCCCTGGATGGTCGGGGCGCCCTCCACCATGCCGTTGCGCGCGGTGTCGAGGTGGTCGCTCTCCAGCACCTGCAGCCGCAGGCCGATCGGGTTGGCGGCGGAGGGCGGCGCCAGCAGGAAGCGGACGAAGCATTCGCCGCTCTCGACGACGGCCCGCATCACCAGCGCCTGCAGGCCATAGAGGTCCAGCCGCCCCTCGGCGTCGCAGGCGGTGCTCTCGGCCCAGCGCTGCCAGGCGCGGCGATGCGGATCGTCCGGCCAGCGGGTGGTGATGCCGGCGCCGACCGCATTGCCGGTCCACAGATCGACGATGCGGCTGGCATAGGGGTCGTTGCGCACCGCGTCGCGGGCACGGCGCGCCACCGTCGCCGCGGCCAGGCCGACCTCGGCATTGGCGCTGCCGCCCGAGGGCGCCCAGACGGAGGCGCGATGGTCCTGCGCCGCGGCGTAGCCGCGGAAGGCCCGCCAGGCTCGGATCATCCGCTCGATCACGTGCCATTGCCCCGCGAGAAGGAGGCGAGCGTCGCCGCCGGCCTGCGCGCTGCCGTGGTCTCGGCGCTGCGCAGGACGGCCAGCGCCCGCCCGAGTTCGTCCAGGCTCCGGTATTCCACGGTGCGCCCCTCGAAGCTCACGCGCGTGGTGCCGCCCGTGTAGGCGGCAGCGAGGGCGGCGGCGCGGCTGCCGGGCGGTTGCGCCAGCGCCCAGGCGAGAACGGCCGGGTCCATCACGCGGCCCGGAGCGTCGGCAGCGGCGTCGCCGCGTTGACCAGATAGGACAACCCGGTGGGCGGGTTCGGCATGATCGGCACGCCGGCCTGCCAGGTCAGCGGCGCGAAGAACCCGTTCTCGCTGCCGGTGCCGCCGCCCGATCCGCCATCGGCCGAGGTCGAGCCGAGTAGCAGGGTATTGCCCCCGCTGAACACCTGGTTCGAGGTGCCGCGCACCGAAGGCGCGCCGGAGAAGCACAGCAGCAGCCACCAGATGCCGGCCGAAATCCAGCGCGGTTGCGCGAAGGGGCAGATCGCCGATCCGACCGTGGTGTCGGCGTCCACGAGCGGTTCCTCGATCACGGCGCCCGGTCGCCCGGCGCCGTTGTCGGCCGCCAGCGCCATGCGCAGGAAGCCCGCGGCACCCGTGGTCACGCTCACCGCCATGGCCGAGAACAGCCCGGGCCGGGCGAGCACGTAGGGCACGCAGTACATGTGGTTGGCCGCCATGGCGACGGCGCCGCCGGCGGCGCGCGCGTGCTGCGAGGCGTAGAACCGCCCCGGGACATAGGGCAGCATCGCCGGGGCGGGCGGCAGGTAGTGCTGGAACAGCGCGGTCATGCCAGCGGCCGGATGCCGAGGGTGATGGTGCGGGCGGCGGCCTGGCTCACCGGCGCCGCGGCGAGGCCGGAGCGCAGCCGCAACCAGCGCCAGCCGAGCAGCAGGGTCGGCGGCAGGGTGAGCGCGCGGCCGGCGGCCACCGTCAGCACCACCTCGTTGCCGAGATGGTCGTGGAGGTCGGCCCAGGCCGCGGGCTCGCCCTCGTCGAGCGAGCCCTGGACGGTGAGCGGCGCGTCGGTCCAGGCAGCGGGCAGCAGCAACAGGCAGACGCCGTAGCCGACGCTGGCGACCGGCGCGCTCAGCGCCTGGCCGGCGACGATCGTGGTGCGCACGGGGACGATGGCGGTCATGACGGTCTCCATGGTCAGCGCAGCCAGCCGCCGCGCGGGGCGAGCCAGGCGCGGGGACGAAGGTCAGGTGGCGTGGCTGGCCTATTGGTCGTGACCGGCGCCGCCTCGTCTGCCGAGGGCGGCTCCGCCGCCGGCAGCGACAGCGCATCGGCCATCCGTGCCCAGCGCCCCTCGCCCCAGCCGTCCATGCCGAGCGCCGCCGCCGCGGCGCGGGCATAGACGCGGCAGTCGAGCGCCTCGTTGCGCTCGCGCGTCTTGACCCACTCCAGCCGGCGGAAGCCGTTTTTCCCGGCGCGCGCCACCAGCTGCTCCGCCGTGAGCTGGCGACAGAACTCCTCGCCGGCAGCATGCATCGGCAGGTGGACGTAGCCGGGCGGGAAGGGCTCGCCGCTCTCCGCCGTCGGCCGGTCGAGCTTGAGCCAGCCATAGGTCTCCGCCTTGAGGAAGGACGAGCCGACCGGCCAGACCTTGAGCCCGCCCAGCTTGCGCCCCTGCCGCCGCACCTCCGTCGCCGCCGGCTGGCCGACCGCGGCGCGCAGCCCGTCCTGGCCCTTGACCGCGATGGCCCGGCCCGCGCCGGCGCGGCGCACGAAGGCGTAGACCTCCGCGGTGGTCATGCCGTCGCCGCTGTCGATCGCCGCCATGGCGATGGGCAGGCGATGGCCGGAGGCATGGCGCCAAGTCTCGCCGAGCAGCCGCCGCAGCTCCTCCCAGACCGCCGCCTCGAACGGGTTCCCGGCCAGCACCCGGTGCTCGATGAGCCAGGACTGCCGGTCCTGCCCCCAGGCCCAGACGCTGGCCTCGAGGCGGTCGCGCTGCACGTCCACCCCGGCGGTGAGCAGCAGCCCGCCGGCGGGGACGCTCCCCACCGGCCAGTGCTCGCGCCGGTCGTAGAGCCGGTGCCAGTCCGGCGCCTCGCCCGCCTCCTGCCAGGTCTCGCCGAGGACGGTGTTGCGGAAGGTCTTGATCGCACGGTCGTCGCCCTGCGCGGCGAGCCAGAGGCGGGCAATCTCCGACCAGGGCATCCAGCCCGGCGGCGAGTAGAGCGCCGAGATGTGGAAGCCGACCGCATGCGGGTCGGCGGGCTCCGCGGTCGCCCGCCACTCGCCGGCGGCCAGCATCGCCGCCTTGTGCCGCTCGCCGATCGGCGCGTCGCAGGCCTCGCAGAGGTAGCGCGCCGTCTCCGGCGCGCCGTCGTCCCACACCAGCCGCTCGAACCGGAGATGCTGGTGGTGGCCACAATGGGGACAGGGCACGAAATAGCGCCGCTGGTCGGTGGCGAGATACTCGCGTTCGATGCGCGACAGCCCGGCGATGGTCGGCGTCGAGACCAGCAGCACCTTGCGCCGCCAGCCGAAGGTGCGGGCGCGCGCCTCGGCGAGCGCGATCGGATCGCCTTCGCCCTCGACGTCGCCAGGATAGGCGTCGATCTCGTCGAGGAACAGGAAGCGCGCCGACATCGAGCGCAGGCCGACCGCGCTGTTGGCGCCGGTCATCACCAGCTGGCCACCGGGGAACTCCTTGCTGAGCTGGCGGTTGCCGCTGTCCCGGGAGCGCGCCGGCGCCACCCGCTCGCGGATCGCGGGCGTCTCCTCGACCAGCGGGTCGATGCGCTGGTCGGAGAAGCGCTTGGCGAGCTCGGTGGTCGGCTGCACCGCCAGCATCGGCCCGGGCGCGTGGTGGATGACGTAGCCGATCCAGTTGTTGCCGCACTCGGTGTTGTGCGTCGGGACCCAACCTTCTCCGCAGAGGTAGAGGTGGCTGGGCGAGTCCACCTCGATGCACCGGACGGGCACACTCTCGACCGGCTCGATGCTGACGATGCGGCGCCGTCGGCTCTTGAGCGGCCGGCCGCGCTCCACCGAACGCATCCGCGCGACCTTGCGAGACAACCGAAACATCGGCTCCTCGCGGTAGGCGGTCCAGGATACGCGCGAATAGCCGAGGCACGCGCGATCGGTGCCGTTGATGACCTTCTGCCTCGAGGCTACCCGGTAGATCGTCGGCTTGTAGCCGAGGCTGCGCAGCAGCTCGACCATGCCCTCGATCAGGCCGGGGTCGGTGTTGCTGAACTCGCAGCGCTTGCCGTCCGGCGAGATGGTGCCGTCCGAGTCCATCAGGCCGCGGATCAGCTCGAGCCGCTGCGCGCGGCTGGCCCGCAGGTAAGCCGCCGGGATATGCTTGTTCTCCAGCACGTCGAGCATGCGCAGCCGCATCGTGAAGCGCGAGCGGTGCTGGATGCGGGCGGGCGTGACGCCGTCGTCCACGAGCCGGAAGGTCGGATCGATGACGATGTTGCCGCAGCGCCCCTTGCGCCACGCCGGCAGCCGGAAGATGGCATCGACCCCGCAGGCGCGCAGATGGTCGGCGACCTCCGCGTCCTCCTCGTGGACGCTGATGTGGTTCATCGTCGCCGAACCGTCGCCGAGCCACACGCCGAGGACGTAGGGATGGATCAGCAGGTCCTGGTCCGGCAGCTCGACGGGCTGACAGCAATCGACCGCGTAGCGCCGCCGCTTGCCCCCGCCGAGCTGCGTCCGCCCGACCATGTCGCGCGTGTGGAGGGTGCGCCGGACGGGACGTTCGGCGTCCGTGAAGTCCCAGACGGGCCAGCGATGGTCACCATCGCAGACGATGCGCGTGCCGTCGTCGAAGGTGACGCCGTAGCAGTCGCGGCCGATCATGATCGGCGACACGCCGGTGACCCGGCACGGGCGTCCGGCTTCGTCGAACAGGGTGTCGCCGACCACGAGCGCGCCCATCGTGGCCCAGCCCTCGGCCGTGGGGATGGCCGTATCCAGCGCGAGCGGCCCGCCGACCTGGGCCCCCTTCATGAACACCACCCGCCGCGCCGGATGCGCCGGCGACAGCGCGTCCATGATCTCGCGCAGATAGGGCGTGCGCGCCGTGCGCCATGGCCCGGGCTCGGCCGACCCGCGGCTCCCGAGCACGCGGTGGCGGTCGGCCCACTCCGAGACGAGCAGCGCCGGCTCGGGCGCCATGCCGTCGCGCCAGGCCTGCAGGATCTCGGCGTCGCCCTCGAAGCGGCCGAGTTCCTCCAAGAGATGCTCGCCCGCCATCACGCCACCTGCACCCGGACATCGTGCCGCGCGGCGAGATGCGCGCGCAGCCGCTGGTCCATCATGGTCTGCAGCCGGTGGGCGTCGACGCCGAGCTCGGCGGCCATCTCGGCGGCGACCCGGGCCGGCCAGGCCAGGATGGCGTCGCGCTCCTCCTTGGCGAGGCGGTGCACCAGCAGCAGCGCGCGCGCCTTGTCGACCAGCTTGCCCTTGCGCTCGTCGAGCCTGAGCCGCCGCTCCTGCGCCTTGAGCACCTCGTTCGCCGTGCGGGCGTCGTGGAACGTGCTGCCGGCGGCGCGCGGCAGCGGATCGGCGGCCGGCGGCATCGCTGCGACAGGCGGTGGCGCCGCGGGCCGCGGTGGTGCCGGTGGAGCCGGCGCCAGCGTCGCCGTCTTCCGGACGGGATCGCTGCTGTCGGCCAGCCGCGCGCGAACCTTCTCGACGTCCCAGGCGCCGTCCGCCTCGGGCGCGATACGGCCGGCCCGCTGCGCCTTCTGCAGGGCGGTGTGGGAGACGCCGAGGCGGCGCGCCAGCTCGCGCTGCGAGGCCACGCGGCCCGGCTGCGCGGTGGCGATCATGATGTGATCGGAACCCCCCGAAAAGAGCAATCGACGGAGCGCCGATGGCGCTTGGCTCAGCCCCCGCCGCAGCGCGAATGGTCCGTCACGCAATGCGGATGACGGAGACCACGATGACGAAGCGTGAAGCCAACCAGCAGCGGAGCCTCGAAGCCTTCCTCGCCAAGAAGGCGGAGTTCGACGCCCTGCTGGCCGAACTGCAGCAGGCCAGTGTGGACCACTTCGGGGCGGACCCCGAGGCGGTGCTCTGGGGCGAGACCGCCTGGCTCGCGGACGCCACCGCGAAGCTGAAGGACATCGCGGACCAGCACTTCCGCCGAGGCGAATACGCCCGCTGACGCGGCGCGCCTCCCGCACCGCCCCGACCGGGCCGAGCCCGGCGGGGCTCCCGGCAGTAGGGGGCCGAGAGGGTCGGCTCCCGGAACCGGAGACCCCGACGATGAGGCTGACCGACACCCAGCGCACCATCCTCAGCCAGGCGAGCCAGCGCGACGACGGGCTGGCAGTCCCGCCCGAGCGCCTCCCGGCCGCGGCGCGGCAGACGGTGGCGAAGGCCCTGCTGAAGCACGACCTGGTCATCGCGGTGCACCGCCCCGCCTACGACGCGGTCGCGAAGTGGACGGTGGACGGCGACGAGATGCTGCTCAAGATCACCGACGCCGGCCTGCGCGCCATCGGCATCGAGCCGGAGAGCGAGGTGGTCGAAGACATCGAAGCGGCCTTCGACCCGCTCACCGGCACCGCCGGGGCCGCGCCGGTGGCCAACACGGCGACCACGGGCGGGGAGGACACCGCCGGGGCGGATGTCCCCGCCGAGGCCGCCGAACCCGCCCACACCGCGCCCACGCCCGCCCCACGGGCCCGCCTGCGCGACGCTGCCGCGGCCGTGCTCGCCGCCTGGGACGACGACGCCAACCGCGCGATGGACATGGTCAGCGCCCTCGACGGGCCGATGGCGGGCCTGCGCGCCGCCCTGGCGGGGGTCACGCCCGCCCGCGCTCCGCGCGATCCCGCCGCGCCGCGCAAGCCGCGCGCGGGCACCAAGCAGGAGACGGTGCTGGCGATGCTGCGCCGCCCCGAGGGCGCGACGGTGGCGCAGATCGCCGAGGCCACCGGCTGGGCGCCGCACACGGTGCGGGGGTTCTTCGCCGGCCTCAAGAAGCGCCAGGGCATCGCGGTCGAGGTCCTGGAGCGGGTGCGCCAGGTTGGGCCGAACAGGGAGGGCGCCAAGGGCTCCTTCACGATCTACCGCATCGCCACCTGAGCGGGGCAACGCCACGCGGATCACGCCGCCGCCTGCCTGCCGCGGGCGGCGGCGACGTCGTCGAAGACCCGCTCCTCCCCGGCCAGCACCGCGGCCCGGCCCGTGAAGACCTGCCAGCGCCGCACCGCCACATCGACATAGCGGGAGTCGATGTCCATGGCGTAGCAGACCCGCCCCGTGGTCTCCGCGGCGATGATGGTGCTGCCGCTGCCGCAGAAGGGCTCGTAGGCCGCCTCCCCCGGGGCGCTGTTGTTCAAGATCGGCCGGCGCATGCATTCCACGGGCTTCTGCGTGCCGTGCACGGTCGCCGCGTCCTCGTCGCCGCCGGTGCCGATCGGCCAGAGCGTCGCCTGGTCGCGTGCGCCCTGCCAGTGGCCCGTCGCCCCCTTGCGCACGGCGTAGAGGCACGGCTCGTGCTGCCAGTGGTAGTCCCCCCGCCCCAGCACGAAGCGCGGCTTCGCCCAGACGATCTGGCTGCGCACCGCGAAGCCCGCCGCCTCCAGGCTCTCGATCACGGTGCGCGCGTGCACGCCGGCGTGCCAGACGTAGGCGACGTCGCCCGGGAACAGCGCCCAGGCCTCGCGCCAGTCGGCGCGGTCGTCGTTGGCCACCCGGCCGGTGCGCATCGTCGCCGAGACGCCGGCCTCGTTCCGCCACTCAGGGTCGTAGTTCACCCCGTAGGGAGGATCCGTGACCATCAGGTGCGGCCGCGCGCCGCCGAGCAGCCGCGCGACATCGCTGGCCCTGGTGCTGTCGCCGCAGAGCAGCCGGTGCGGGCCGAGGAGCCAGAGGTCGCCGGGCCGGGTGACCGGTTCGGCCGGCGGCTCGGGCGCCGGGACGTCGGGATCGCCGGCGGGCGCCGCCGGCGCGTCGGGCTCCGCCTCGGACAGCAGCCGGTCGAGCGTGGCGCCGTCGAAGCCGATCAGGCCGAGGTCGAACTCGTCGGTGCGCAGGGCGCGCAGCTCGGCGGCGAGCAGCGCCTCGTCCCAGGTCGAGGTCAGCGCCAGCTGGTTGTCGGCGAGGCGATAGGCCCGCGCCTGCGCCTCGGTCAGATGCGACAGGCGGATCGCCGGGACCTCCACGAGGCCGAGCGCCCTGGCGGCCAGGATGCGGCCGTGGCCGGCGATCAGCACACCCGCATCGTCCACCAGCACCGGCACGGTGAAGCCGAACTCGCCGATCGAGGCGGCCAGCTGCGCCACCTGCTCGGGCGGGTGCTGCCGCGCATTCGCCGCATAGGGGACGAGCGAGGCGACCGGCAGCCGCTCCACGCGCAGATCAGGCAGCATGCGCCGCCTCCCCCGCCTGGACGGCGTCGCCCGCACGCGCCGCGGCGACGGCGTCGTAATCGCGCCCGTCGTCGGCCAGCGTCACCGGCAGGTCGGGATGCAGCATCCGCCAGCGGGCAATCGCCAGGTCGACATAGGCAGGAGCAAGCTCGATGGCGCGGACGCGCCGCCCAGTGCGCTGCCCCGCCAGGATGGTCGTGCCGGAGCCGCCGAACGGCTCGAACACGGTGTCGCCCTCGTCCGTGTAGGCGCGCATCAGGAACTCGGGCAGGGCGACGGGGAACACCGCCGGGTGCTCGGTCTCGATCCCCCGCCCCTTATGCCGCGTGATGCGCAGCACGGCATCGGGGATGCGCATCTCCTGCACCGGCAGGCCGATGTGGGTGTAGGCCTTCACCGCGCCGTCGGCGGCGCGCAGCCCGCTGCCCTTGTTCGGCGTGCCGGCCCATTTGCAGGGGACGATCTTGTTGGGCGGCCGCGCCTCGCGGTTGAAGTGGAACACCAGCTCGAAGGCCGGCGCGAGCCGGCCGTTCCAGTCCCCCGGCAGGCCCGGCCCCTGGTCCCAGGCGTAGAGCCCGAAGCGCCGCCAGCCCTGCGCCCGCATCCCGTCGAGCCAGCCCTGCCAGTAGGGCTGCCATTCGCCGTCGCGGTGGATCAGGCCGAGGTTCACCAGCACCTGGCCGTCCGGCCGCAGGGCGGCGCCGAGATGCCGGAAGACGCCCTGCATCAGCGCGTCCCAGTCGGACACGCCGCCCGTCGTGTAGGCCCGCTGGTTCCCGTAGGGCGGGGAGGTGAACAGCAGCGCCGCGCGCTCCGTCTCCATCACGCGGGCGACCGAGGCCGCATCGGTGCTGTCGCCGCAGAGCAGCCGGTGCTCGCCGAGCATCCACAGGTCGCCCAGGCGGGTGACCGCCGCACGGGGCGCCACAGCCTCGGCGTCGGCCGGATCCTCGGCCGCCTCGCCCTCCCCCACCCCCTCGTCTGGCGGGTTGCCGGTGGCAACCGTCGGGCTGGCAACCGCCCCGTTGCCAGGCTCGGTTGCCACCGCCTCCAGCCCGGCCAGCAGCCGGTCGATCTCCTCCGCCCCGAAGCCGGTCAGGGCGAGGTCGATCCCGCCCATCTCCTGCAGCTTCGCCACCTCGGTGGCCAGCAGCGCCTCGTCCCATCCCGCGTTCAGCGCGATGCGGTTGTCGGCCAGCCGATAGGCGGCCTTCTGCGCCTCGGTCAGGCCGGCGCGGACGATCGTCGGGACCGTGGCGAGGCCGAGGGACTGCGCGGCCAGCAGCCGGCCGTGGCCGGCGATGACCTCGCCGCGCTCGTCCACCAGCACCGGCGCGACGAAGCCGAACTCGAGGATGCTGGCCGCGATCTGCGCCACCTGCTCGTCGGAATGCGTGCGCGCATTGCCGGCATAGGGCAGCAGCGAGGCGACCGCGCGCGCCTCGACGGCGCTCGCAGCCCATGGGGCCTGGGGCATCGGGACCTGCGTGATGGTGGAACGGAGGGGGCGCCGCGGCTGGCAACCTGGCGGCGCTGGCAACCTGGAAAACGGGGCTGACGCTGGGAACCTCGCGCGCTTCCGCCCCCCGCATACGCCGGGCCCAGCAAGGACCCTGCGGCTCGCGAGCCACTGTCTCGATCAAGCGACGCTGCGGCTCATCAGCCGCGGTGCGATCGCAGATCTTCAAGGTGCGCACAGGATAGGACGAGCGGATTCCAGCGCGCAACGCGACATTCCTGCGCTGCGCTTCCTTCGTTTTCGCTCGCCGCAGTCTTCTTCGGGCGAGCGAGCGTCACGCCGCCGTCCGCCGCGGCACGAGCCCGAAGTGGCCGGCGAGCACAGCAAGCGCCGCGACCAGCATGCCCTGCGCCTGCGGCGGCGAGACCGGACGCCCGCCCCAGCCTTGGCGCATCGCCCATTCGCGCACCGACATCTCGAGGCCGACGACATGCCAGGCGCAGGAGCCCGCGGCGCTGTCATGGCCGCCCAGCGCGTCGAGCGCATCGGCGACCCTCCGGCGCGCGTCGATGGTCCGTTCCGACAGCGTGTCCGCGGTCTTCCCCGGCAGCCGGATCAGCGGCGAGCGCGCCATGCCGTCGAGCGACGCGCGGCGGAACAGCGCACGAAAGCAGCTGCCCGCATCGTGCATCTCCTGGGTGATGGTGCCGTTGGCCAGCATCATCCCGAGGGTGTCGACGGCGCGGCGGTGGAGGACGGGCGCGCCGGTCTCGGGATCGGCCTCGCGCACGGGCTCGGCGAAGTCGCCGTGCTGCAGGCGCCACCTGCTCGGCGTCCCGAGGCTCTCCTGCTGGACGCGGGCCTTCTTCTTGCGCTTAGCGGCCACGGCTGGTGCCTCCGTTGCGCGGCCCCCAGCGCCGCGTCGCTTCGTTGGTGAGGGCCTGGCGGAGCCAGGGATCGGTGATGTCCTCGAGGCGGAGGGCGACGACGCCCTGCTCGCGCCAGACCCGGCGGCGCATGGCCTCGAGGTCGGCGGCGTTGGCGGGGCTCGGCTCGCGGCCGAGCGGACAGCGCGGGAGCGCCGGCGCGCCGGGCAGCCTCACTGGACACCGCCCCGGGCGTCGATCGCCCACAGCAGCAGGGCCAGCGCGTCGGCCTCGTTGTCGTCCCGCGGGGTGAAGCCGCGCGCCCGCATGGCGGCGATCACCGCCTCCTTCGGCGCGTTGCCCTTGCCGGTCGCGAAGCGCTTGATCGTGCCGACCGGGACGCCCTGGTAGGGGACGCCGGCGCCTTCGCACCAGGCGGTCAGGTGCGCGAGGAAACCCCCATAGACATGGGCCGCCGCGGTGCCGGCGTGCCGCCGCACCTCCTCGAAGACGACGCTGCCGAGCGGGCCGGCGGAGGCGGCCACGTCGTCGAGCCAGCGGCGGAAGCGCAGCCAGCCCATGCCGCCGCCCTCGAAGCGGCCGGGCCGGAAGGCGGCGGTGCCGGAGGCGATGCTGCCGTCAGCCAGCCGCGCCGCCCAGCCGAGGGTGCTGCCGAGGTCGAGGGCGAGCAGGCTCGAATGACCGATGGTGACGCTTCTGGCGTCATTTCCCAAAGACCCCCTTTGCGCGCGCGCGTGCGCGCGTGGGGCATCTATAGGGGAGTGACGCGTCAATCCGTCATCATCGGTCACCGACCTGACCTTCCTATCGATCATCGATCAGAACTCCATGCTGTTGGATGACGTGGACTGGGCAGCGCGGTCGCGAAGGCGGAGCCCGATGAAGGAGCGCATCGCGGCTGTGCGGTGTGGGGAGAAGTCGCGCGCGCTCAGCGTCTGGGAGAATCGCTTGATGGAGCCGACGAACTCACCGCTCGCCTCGGCCCATGCCTTCCATGACGCATACAGTGCCGCTGTCGCCTCGACGTGCTGGGCGCCACGCTCGCAGCATTCTTCCAGCCAGCGCCCGAGCGCGTCTTCTGCCTGGAAGTACTCGTCCGTGGCGGCCAGGACCGTGGCCGGCGGGCGGAGCCCGACGCGCTGCCATTCGAGGCACCCCTGCAGCGCCCAGGCCAGGATCCCGTCGCGCTCCGCGAGGAGCCTTTCCGGCAGCCGCTTGTCGCGCTGGGCGGGAGGGATCGTGATCGTGAAGGGCACCATGTGCAGGCGCCGCCGCATCGCCTCGTCGACGTTGCGGATGGACGGCTTGTGGTTGCCCGCGACCAGCAGCTTGAACTGCGGGGTGAACTCGAAGAAGTCCTGCCGCATGAACCGCGCGGTGATGCGGTCGCCGCCGGTGAGCGCCTTCAGCTTGCTCTCCGCCCAGCGGCTGCCCTGCTCGGTCTCGATCGAGGTGACGATGCGGGCGCCGCGCAGGCCGGCCATGTCGGTCGGGTGGCGGTCGCCGGTGGTGGCCATGAACATGTCCATCGGCGCGACGGCGGCGTAGTCGCCGAGGATGGCGGTGATGCTGTTCAGGAAGACCGACTTGCCGTTGGCGCCGGTGCCGTAGAGGAAGAACAGCGCGTGCTCGGTGGTGACGCCGGTGAGCGCGTAGCCGACCACCCGGCGGAGGTAGGCCTGCAGCTCGACGTCGCCGCCCGTCACCTGGGCGAGGAAGGCAACCCACGCCGGGCATTCCCCCTGCGGCGCCGCGCTGGTGATCTTCGTCATGCAGAGCGCGCGGTCATGCGGGGCGAGTGCGCCGCTGCGCAGATCCACGATGCCGGCCGGGGTGTTCAGCAGCCAGGGATCGCGGTCCCAGACCTCGGCCGTGGTGGCGTGCCGGCGATCGGCGCGGGCCAGGCGCTCGACGGCGGCGACCGTCGAGGCCTGCGACAGCTTCGTTCGGACCTTCGCGTTGTTCGCGCGGTTGGCCGCGGCGCGGCAGACGCGACGGGCCAGGTCGAAGGCGCGCAGCGTGCCCTCGCGCTCCCAGCGCGTCCCGGTCCAGGTGAGCCAGGCGCCCCAGACGGCGACGTGCCGCCAGTCCTCGCCGTGCTGCTGGCTGAACTCGGCGGCGAGCGCGTCCTCGGTGAAGCCGATCGGCAGGAGGCCATCATCGCCGGAGCCGGCACCGCCGCCTTCGTCATGTTCAAGGTCGGCGGCGTCCGGGCCGACGTGGCTCGCCTCTGCCCTGCGCCACAGCCGCTCCGCCTCCTGGCGCAAGCGGTCCTCGGGCCAGGGCGGGGTTATCCGGGCGGCGTTGTAGTCCTGGATCTCCTGCCAGGCCTGGGCCGCGGTGACGAAGCCGTCCTGGCAGCGCCGGATCCAGTAGCCGATGATGCGGGACAGCGCCTCGAAGCGGGTGACGCCGTCGGCGCCGCCTTCTCGCACCTGCTGGCCGAAGAGTTCGGTGACGTCGCCGCGGCCGGCGCTGGCGCCGTTGAAGTCCAGCGGGTCGTCCATGCCATCGGACGCCACCTCGGCGCCGACGCCCGGCAGTGGCGGCATCGCCAGCACCGCCTCGGCCAGTTCGGTGAGGTCGTGGTCCCGCCCGGCACTGTGACGGATGGCGACCAGTCGCTGCTGCCCGCCCTTCGCATGGATGGACCCGGCGACGCGGATCGGCTGGTGCGCCGAGCGGAAGGCCGGATCGCCGCCGACCTTCACCGCGATCGCGTGCCGCAGCCGGCAGACCGTGGCGAGGTCCTCGCCGGTGGCCGGCTCGGTCAGCCGCCAGTAGAGGTGGAGCTTCTCCTGCCCCTCCGGCGTGACGCCGCCCGAGGCGACCTCGAGGCTGGGCGGGCCGAGATGCTGGAGGAGGTGCGCTCGCTTCGCGGCGATGTCGCCGCCGTCCAGGTCGACCAGCACCACCTGCATCTGCGTGACGTGCTCGGCGCTGGCTTGGCCGGGCGCGGCGACTGTGCCGGGGATGACGTAGAGCGCCATGCCCGCCTCGGCGGCCCACTGCGCCTGCACGGCGAGCTTCGCCGGCAGATCGGCATCGGCCGGCAGGAAGGGCGTGTGCGGCGCGCGGTCGGGCCCGCCCTTCTCGGCCAGCGCGCGGACCGCGACCCAGCCCTCGCACCAGCCGAAGACCATGTCGGCATAGGCCGCGACCATGGCGGGATCGGGGGCGACCGGCATCGGCGGGTTCACCTCGGCGGCGCTCATGACCAGCACCGCGTGCGCCAGGGGCAGCGCGCACATTCGGGGTGATCGGGCTCGGCGGCGATGCGCGGCAGCCACTCGCCGGCGTCGCAGGCCTGCAGGACGCGCACCGCCTTGTCGCTGGTGGCCTACCGCTGGCTCTCCGCGCCGGAGATGCTGGCCGGGCTGGGCCTCGCCGAGACCACGCCCGGGCCGCTGATCTTGGTGCTGCAGTTCGTCGGCTTCCTGGCGGGCTTCCGCGCCCCGGAGGCGCTGACCGGCGTGCCGGGCGGCGTCGTCGCCTCGGTGCTGGTGCTCTGGGTGACCTTCGCGCCCTGCTTCATCTTCGTCTTCCTGGGCGCGCCGTGGATCGAGCGGCTGCAGGCGAACCAGGCGCTGTCCAGCGCTCTGGCGGCAATCACCGCAGCGGTGGTGGGCGTCGTCGCCAATCTCGCGGTGTGGTTCGCGCTGCAGGTCCTGTTCCGGGACCACCGCGCCGTGCAGGCCGGGCCGATTGCCCTCGACGTGCCGGTCCCGGGCAGCCTCAACCTGGCGGCCCTGGCGCTCGCCGTCCTGGCCGCGGTCTGCCTGTTCCGGCTCAAGCTGGGCATCCTGCGCACGCTCGGCGTCACCGCCGCGGCCGGGCTGGTGTTGCGGCTGGGTGTGGGGCTGTGA